GACAGTGTTAAGGCTAAAGGAACAGGCAAAGCTAAGTTCGAATATGATGAAGAGGTTAACATGGATGGTTACTCAGATAAAAAACCTAAAAAGAGTGTTAAAAAAGTAGAAACTAAAGAAGCGTCAAGAACTTTAGGGGCTGGAAGATACTGGGGTAAACCAGGATTACCAAAACCAAAAGCGGCACCAAGACATTTAAGAAAAGAATCTGTTGAAAATGAAGTTAGTTTGTTAAGAGAAAAAAATGATGAGTACAAAAAGGCTCTTGATGTTTTCAGAAATAAACTTAATGAAGTTGCAGTTTTCAATTCTAATTTGGCTTACGCAACTAGACTTTTTACTGAACACTCAACAACTAAACAAGAAAAAAATCAATATCCTTAGAAGATTTGATTCTGTTGAAACTTTAAAAGAATCTAAAAATTTATACAGAACTATTAAAGATGAATTAGGATCTACTTCTAAAGGTAGCGAAACAACAATTAAAGAATCATTCGAGAGAAATGTAGTTAAAACTCCATCAACAGGATCTTCTACAAATCTAATCGAATCTAAGACTTATGAGAATCCACAGTTCTTAAGAATGAAGGATCTTATGTCAAAATTAAAATAAACAATAAAAATAAAAAAAAACAAGAAAAATGGGAGCATTATTAGAATCAGGTCTTGTAGGTAACATTGGTCTTAAGCACCTTAAAGTTATCAAAGAAGACACTATTAACAAATGGGACAAATTAGGCTTTTTAGATGGTCTAAGAGGTCACTTGAAAGAAAACGTGGCTCAATTATATGAGAACCAAGCTTCTTACTTGATTAACGAAGCAACTTCTGACGGATCTTCAAACGGAGCATTCGAAACAGTTGTTTTCCCAATCGTAAGACGTGTATTCTCTAAATTATTGGCTAACGATATCGTTTCTGTACAAGCAATGAACTTACCTATCGGTAAATTGTTCTACTTTGTACCACGTATCCAAGGATACCAAAATAACGTAGCGGTAGATAACGGAGGTGTACATTACCCACCAATCGGTTCGCCTGAAGCGGTAAATTCAGGATATAACAACCCAGGACAAGGTTACCCAGGTGCTGGAGATGCTGCATCTACACCACCAAACTACCCTTATGGTAAAAACCTTTATGACTTGTTCTACGAAGGTAACGAGGCGGCTTTAGATCCTCCAGGATTGTTTGACTACTCAAAAGGTAGATGGACAGCTTGTAGTACTAACACTCAAGTACAAGTTTGGCAAAATGGTGAGTTAGTTAATGCTGAAGGTACATTGATCGACGCATACACAGGAAACACAAGAAAAGTATTAATGAAAATGTGTGGATTTACACCTGTAGGTGCTGGTAAATTGATCGGACCTGATGGACAAGAAATGGACACAGAATCATTCTTATCTGATTTGACTATTACACCTCTTGCTGGTTTAGGATTAGACGCGGCTAACACTTGTCCTCAAAATGGTGGACCAATTTTATTTAGAGTTGTAACTCAAATCTACGGAAAAGGAATCGTTCAATACGGTAACCAAACACAAACTAACTTCAACTCATTCACATACGGTACAGGTGCCGCAGCTAACAGCTCAGGTAACGGTGGAAACTATTGGGATATTTGTGACTCACAAGGTTGTATCTATCTTGAGGTAGATCTTTCATGTCCTGCATGTGCTAACTGTGGTGACACATCTTTAGATGGTTATACAGGAGCGACAATTTCAGCAATCACATCAGGAACATCTTTCTTGGCAACTTGGAGACGTTACGAAGAGTTAGAATTTGAAGACAAAATTGGTGAGGTTTCTTTTGACCTTGAGTCAGTAACTGTATCTGTTACAGAAAGAAAACTAAGAGCACAATGGTCTCCTGAATTAGCTCAAGACGTTGCTGCATTCCACAACATCGATGCTGAAGCTGAATTGACAGCGTTGTTGTCAGAACAAGTAGCGGCTGAGATCGACCGTGAAATTTTACGTGACTTACGTAAAGGTGCGGCTTGGAACTTACGTTGGGACTACAACGGATGGAGAAGAATTGGTGCTACCACTTCTTACACTCAAAAAGATTGGAACCAAACTTTGATTACAGCAATCAACCAATTGTCAGCACAAATCCACAAATCTACTTTGAGAGGTGGTGCTAACTGGATCGTTGTATCTTCTGAGGTTTCTGCAATCTTTGACGACTTAGAATACTTCCACGTATCTAACGCGGCTCCTGAGCAAGACCAATACAACATGGGTATCGAAAGAGTAGGTACACTTTCTGGACGTTACCAAGTTTATCGTGATCCTTACTTCCCACCAAACCAAGTATTGGTAGGACACAAAGGTACATCATTGTTAGACACAGGTTACATTTACGCTCCGTATGTACCACTACAATTGACACCTACAATGTACAACCCATTCAACTTTACACCTATTAAAGGTATTATGACACGTTACGCTAAGAAAATGGTTAACAACCGTTTCTACGGACGTATCACAGTTGATGGAGTTAGAACATTCGACTTAAGAGAATTGAGATAATCAAT